TTCTTTCTTATACTCAGTCAACACTGTAATGATGTAGTCTGGATCTTTTAATGTTTGTTCAATTACATTGTCTGTTGCGTAGATACCGTGTTTTCGAATAGCGGGTAGGACGTCTGAAGTTACCCATCGTTTGAATTTTCGAGCGGTTTCTCTGATTTTTTCGTTTTTACTTTGTTTAGAAGCGTCAAAGATTAAACTGTATAATCCTGATTCATTGATAATGATCATATTTCTGTTTTGACCTGATGCACTAAATTGGTGCGTCAGCTTGTCCTCGCTATCAACATGATTTCTGATGGCATTGTCTGCCCTTGCATATCCTAAAATTTCAGCAATATCTTTTCCTACAAAATAAGGTTCGTTTTCAATTTCCACTGTTCTTACTGGTAGCTCTTTAAAATTAAATGTTTGTAATGCTTGCATTGTTCGTTCCTCCTTTTAAGATGTTTGTTTGCGTTTCGTGTACTTTGTGGGTAAAAAAATATCTCCAATATTTTCGTCAAAAAAATCAGCGATAATAAACATCTCATCATTCTTAAATTGATGCTTTCCTAATTCCTTTAAACGATAACCTTCAGTTGATATATTCAAGAGGTTTGCTAAATCTTCTTGAGTACACTTTCTTTCTTTTCTCAACTTTATTAAATTCCATTGCATGTTGTCACCTCCCGCTTACAAAACTAACTATACACGATACGTGTACTTGAGTCAACATAAAAGTTTGCTTTTCGTGTATTTTTTTGTTGAATACCAAAAATAATTGGGTTATACTATAGGTAAATTTAAGGAGGTAAGAAAATGGATAAAAAAGAATTAGCGAAATTTATAGGCAATAAAATCAGATACTATAGAACCAAATTGAACTTAACTCAAGATCAACTTGGAGAAAAACTCAACACTAAAAAGGCTACTATTTCAAATTATGAGACAGGGTACAGAACTCCTAAACAAGATGATTTGTTTGAAATTGCTCATATTTTAAATATCAGTATCGATGATTTGTTTCCTACAAGAAATAATAAAAAAAACGACATCACTTCCATATACAGTAAACTCACGCCTCCAAGACAAAAAAACGTACTTAACTACGCAAATGAGCAATTAGATGAACAGAATAAAGTCACTTCTATAGATGAATATAAAGAGTCTAAACTAGTATCGTATATTGCATGTGGTGCAACTGGTGCTGGCATAGGAGAAGAATTATATGATGACATATTGCATGAAGAAGTATTTTTTAAAGAAGACGAAACGCCATCAAATGCTGATTTTTGTATTTTAGTTAATGGTGATTCAATGGAACCTATGTTAAAACAAGGAACATACGCTTTTATTAAGAAAGAAGATTCTATTAAAGATGGTACAATTGCACTCGTTGTATTAGATGGAGTAAGTCTTATCAAGCGTGTAGATATATGCGAAGACTATATTAATTTGGTATCTCTAAATCCGAAGTATGATGATATCAAAGTCGCTTCGTTTAGTAATATTAAAGTAATGGGCAAAGTTGTATTGTGATTAATAGCGCCTATATGGCACTTTAATATAAAAGACGTCTATTTCATCAGTGTTTAAAAGGAGTTTATAATGAAAATAACTAATTGCAAAATAAAAAAAGAAACTATAGTATATGAAGTTTTAACTAGTGGTAATCAACCATTCACTTATGAGTTACCTAAAGATTTATCGTCACATAATGCGCGTAAATACTTGGAATTTATTTCACAAAAATTAGATGGCGATAAGTTAAATTAATTCAAAGAATAAAGTAACTTCATAAAGAGTACGAAGAAAACGATCTAATGACCGAACTTATTCTTGAATATTTAGTAAAAAAGTATGTTGAAGAAGAATATAAGAAATAAACGCCTATATGGCGTGAGGAGGATGAGGGATGGAAGAGAATAAAACTTTAAAAGAATACTTGCGTAAATTTTTAGAAGGCTACAAATATGTAGTTGAAAACAGATACAATTATCAGTTTAGTAGCAATCCAGAAGCTTTCCCATTCATGAGAAAAGACGATTACAAGATTTCGATATTTTATCTAAATCAATCTTTTTTTGAAGAACCTTGCATCGTCGTTATCTCAAATGACAGTAAATTAAAAGAAATATATAATTTTCGTAATATTGATATCAAATATTTGTCTAAACACTTTACTTCATACATATATGATTCTAAAAAGTATGTAGAAGAACAATCCGGATTATTAGATTTTAATAATTACATTTATTACACATCTATTTACTACGGAAAATATATCGGGACCGTAATATTACAAAACAATTTAGATTTATTTTTTAATTATGGCAAAAGATTAGCTAACGATCATTACAATACATTGATATCGAAGTCGAAAGAAAGATTGATAAACAAAGCACATGATGAAATACAACCGTTCAACCACTTAGATTTAAATAGTATGAAAGAGATTGTTGATGATATAACTTTTTCTTATCAAATAGAACAAGGATTACAAGCTTATAAAAGGGAATTGTATTTGCCAGCTGCAGCAACCTTTGCTGTTGCTATAGAAACGTTTTTAATCAAATTAAAAAAAGTTAATAAAATCAAACATAAAGACACCGATTCAACTATGTACACAAAATTATTAGGAGAATTAACTAAAGAAGGTAAAGTAAATTATAGAACCAAAAAACGGGTAGAAATTGCGTATAGTATGAGAAACATAATCAACCATTCACAAGCTGGTGCAGTAGCCAAAGGTGATTGTGACTTTCTTTTAAACACACTAAAAGACATTGTTGATGAAAACGAAAAAATATTAAGAGAATATACCAAATCAATTAATAAGACGGAATAAATAGGTATCCTTGTATTCAGATTTGATTTTTAACATAATTTGTTCATAAATTTTTAATTTAAGTTCTTGTTCATCGTCATAAATATCAAATTCACTACTATAATTTTCAACTGATTCTTTTATATAAGCTATTTCTGCGTCAGTAAATTTTACACACATTTCATCACCTACTTTTTATTTTATTATATCACATTTAGTAGCTAGTACTAAAATCACGGGTAGCCCGCCTACCCTTATTATTTTTTGCCAATTTTGAGGAGGGAGCACATGAAAGTAGCAATTTATACTAGAGTGAGTACACTTGAACAAAAAGAAAAAGGACACTCTATCGAAGAACAAGAAAGAAAATTAAGAGCTTACAGCGACATAAACGACTGGAAAATTCATAAAGTATATACTGACGCTGGATACTCCGGAGCTAAAAAAGACAGACCCGCTTTACAAGAAATGTTGAATGAAATAGATAATTTTGATTTGGTTTTAGTCTATAAACTAGATCGATTAACTCGAAGTGTTAAAGACTTACTAGAGATACTAGAATTGTTTGAGAATAAAAACGTGTTGTTTAGGAGCGCAACAGAAGTATATGACACAACTTCTGCTATGGGACGTTTGTTCGTAACATTAGTAGGTGCTATGGCAGAGTGGGAGCGTACTACAATTCAAGAGCGTACTGCAATGGGTCGACGCGCATCAGCTAGAAAAGGGTTAGCTAAAACTGTCCCTCCTTTCTATTACGACAGAGTAAACGATAAATTTGTGCCTAATGAATATAAAAAAGTATTACGATTTGCAGTAGAAGAAGCGAAAAAAGGTACTAGTTTAAGAGAAATAACTATAAAATTGAACAACTCTAAATACAAAGCACCCTTAGGTAAAAACTGGCACAGATCAGTTATAGGCAATGCTCTAACGAGTCCGGTAGCTAGAGGTCATCTTGTTTTCGGTGACATATTCGTCGAAAACACCCACGAAGCTATTATAAGTGAAGAAGAATACGAAGAAATAAAATTAAGGATAAGTGAAAAAACTAACTCTACAATCGTAAAACATAACGCTATTTTCAGAAGTAAACTATTATGTCCAAACTGTAACCAGAAATTGACTTTAAACACAGTCAAGCATACGCCTAAAAATAAAGAAGTTTGGTATTCTAAACTATACTTTTGTTCTAACTGCAAAAATACTAAAAATAAAAATGCATGTAACATCGACGAAGGCGAGGTTTTAAAACAATTTTACAATTATCTAAAACAATTTGATTTAACATCATATAAAATCGAAAACCAACCTAAAGAAATAGAAGATGTCGGCATCGATATTGAAAAGTTGCGAAAAGAACGCGCTAGATGTCAAACACTTTTTATAGAAGGTATGATGGATAAGGATGAAGCTTTTCCAATAATAAGTCGTATTGACAAAGAAATACATGAGTATGAAAAGCGCAAGGATAATGATAAGGGTAAGACTTTTAACTATGAGAAGATTAAAAATTTCAAGTATTCATTGCTAAACGGCTGGGAATTAATGGAAGATGAGTTAAAAACTGAATTCATAAAGATGGCAATCAAAAACATTCATTTTGAATATGTAAAAGGAATTAAAGGGAAGCGCCAGAACTCATTGAAGATTACGGGTATAGAGTTTTATTAA